TCTCTTTATTTGTTTGTGTATCTACTACTGCTTCTTGTGATGCTTGTATTAGTGCTTCTTGTTTAGCTTTTTCGTGTTCTTGTATTTGTTTTTCTAAACTTTTCACTTGACTACTTACATTCTTTAAGTATTGCAGTTTTTCAACTGGCTCCATTTCTTGAATTTTGTTCAATGATTGTGAACTGAATGTTGCCTGATCTTCGTAGTATGGTGTCTTATAATTATCGTATGTCATACCTTGTGTATTTCTAAATAATATTTCTCTTACTGACATTGACTGATTTGGTTTTGTTATAATTTCACCTGTATTGTCTGTATAAGCCGTAAATTCGGCTTTTTTCCATTTGTCTTTAATTCTTTTGTTCATCTGTTTGTAAATTACTTGTTAATAATTGATTTAATCTCATTACCTCTTTGTATAATAATGCTAATGCTGAACCGTTTTCGTATACCATTGATTCTATACTGTTATTTTTAATATAATCTTCTTTATACTTTTGAAACTTTTCTTTAAAGTCTTTTACCTCTTTTTTTGTTGTTTCATCTTCTGTTCCTGATATTACATCATTTTTAATTAATTTCATTTTTTATTATTTATTTATGTTAAACTTGGGTTACTAAAGTATGGTATTGGTCTAATTGCATTGACTCTGTGATATAAGCTTATCCAGCATTTGTCTTCATTGTCGTCTTCTATTGCAAATATTCTTGTTAAATCTGCGTGGTTACATTCTATAAATGATTGATTTAATAAAGGTGCTGAATTTTCAAATCTTCTTGATAATTCCCAGTGTGCTAATGTATCTCTAAAATCTCCTGCAACTCTGTTTTCTGCATATTTATACTCTGCATATCTTTGTTGATATCCAAATATTGCGTTATCATCGTCTTCGTTACCCTCTATATAAATTTCTTTATTGTATACTTCTTGCTCTCCTAGATTTGCGAATTGTGGGAAATAGTGGTCGAACTTGTCAAACTTTTGCCAGAACTTGTTTAATCCTTGAGCATAACTTGCTTTTGGTATAATTCTACATAATCCTAATATAATTCCGTGTTCGTCGAAACTTTCTGTAAATCCTATGTCGTTACCTAATGCTAGTGCGTGTCCATACATATCTCCTGCAGGTCTACTATTTGAAACTGATTTGTCTTCGTAAGTACTTAATATTTCACTAACCATAATTGGTGTCTTTCCACCTCCTAAATATTTTGGAATTTGTACTGTATAATCTGGAATTCTCTCTCCAAATATTGCATATATCTGTTCTCTGTATCTTGAACCTGCTCTTGCCATTAATTCTAACCATCTCTGTAGTGCTGTTGCTTTTCTTAGTTCGTTAATAGTTGTTGCAGTTGCGTTTGCTAAATCTGCAACGTGTGTTTCTGTTATATCTATATTTGAAGTTGCACCTCCTGCTGTTAAATAACCTGATGAATCTGCTTGAAGATCTCCAGATCTTGGATTTCCGTTAGATGCTAATTTTACCATTTGTCTTGCATCTCCACTTCCTACAGCTGGAACTCTATAATCTCCATATAATAATGGTGCTGTGTCTCCTAATGGTAATGTTACCTCTGTACCTCTTTGTAAAAATGGTAATGCGCTTGTGAAATAATCTTTTTGCCAGTTTGATTTTCTTAACTCCATGATTGCTAATTTCTCTAAACTAGCCGCTATTCCTGAACTTGTGTATTGATCATATTCTGCTCCTACGTTTTGGTCTCTAAAGTATTCGTGCCAAATTAATTGATATGCTCTAAATGGTAATGATGATAAATAATGTTCTTTACCTGTTTTAATATCATTCCAAGCACCTCCTTTTGTTCCTGCTGTGCCTACTGTTGGTGGTACTCCTAAATAGTCTGCTAATGATCCTTTTGTTAAGTAATTACTTGTTGCTGAATCTATTTTAATTCTTGGGTAGGAGGGTAGGTCGTTTCCGTCTTCACCTCCTGTAATAAAGTCTTTCCATTCGTCCCATATGATTCTGTATGGTACAAAGAAATAATCTAGTTTGAAGTCTACGTTGTGCATCATTGGTGCTAATAAGGGACTAAATCTTACTAACTGCTGTGTGTTCACTTTGAAACTGTCTCCTGGTACTACATCTTGTATGTAGCAAGGGTATAATTCACCCATATTACCAGTCATCTTAACTTCGTGTGATAAGTCGAAATTATTTTTTTTCGGCTTGTTTACATAAATGTCGTTCATAATGTTTCTGCTTTTATGATATTATTAATTAATCGGTGATTATCTGCGTCTTTCGCGTTTTGCCAACTAACCACATCACCGTTATAATGGTTATTTAGCGTTTTATGAAAGTCATCGACTTTTTTGTTTATGTGTTTTAAATATGATCTTTGACTTATTTCTAATCTTTTTTGTTTGTCTTCGAATAATCTCTGTACATATGCTTTTGGTAATCTTCTAATGTTTCCGTTCATATCTGCTGTGCTTAGATCTTCTGTTTGTTTATGATGATTGCCATAATTGTTTAAATAAAAACTTCCAAGTATACTGTACTTCGTATTTCTTCTTCCTTTTGACATCATACTGAATGGTCTTGTACGTTTGTCTTTCTTTCCCCAATCTTTGAACATATATTTTGTAACATAGTTTATAGAACTTGCTGTAACTGTTCCAACGTCTACGAATCCGTGTTTTAATCCTGTTGATGTATTTTTCCATTGGTCTGTTATTGGTGCCAAGTTTGCGATATCATAGTTAAACAATAACATATGATAATGAGGTCTTCTGGTTTTACTACCGTATTCGCCAACTGCATAATATCTAATAGGTTTACTAACATCTTTTACTTGGTTTTTAGTTACTTTTAATTCTTTTGTTACATATTTTACGTGATCGTTTCTTAATCTTTTTATATAATCTTGTAAATGCTTTTTGTGTAATGTTAAATAACCTTCTTTTGTTCTTGGTATTGACCAATCTCCGTATGTAAGTGTTATAAATAATGCTGAATCACTTCCTAAATATTCGTGTTCTAATCTGAGTGACCAATCTGATCTTCTCTTTTTTCTACATTGTAAGCATTTTCCACAGGGTACCCTGAAGTCTACGTCTTTTATCTTAAGACTGTTTGAACAACTTGTTGCTATTATATCTGGATAGAATCCATAGTCTTCTAAGTACCTTTGTTTCATTACGATAATCTAATTCCGCCTCTTTTTGCTAATATGAATTTTGATGATCTTCTTTTTGAACGGTATTTTCTACCTCGTGTGTTGTATCTCATAATTATTTATTTAATATTTTCCTTTTTTTGATCCAAATGGTGATTTACCAAACTTTGACATTATGTATCCTTTAAGCTGATAATACTTTCTTTTTAAATTTCCTGCTGATTTTACTGCTTTTCCTGCTATTTTTGATAATACAACTGGATTTCTTGCTACTCCTACTACTGATAATGTTGATAATAATTCTATTGGGTTTGATGTATCTATACCCATATCTCCTAAAGCTTGATCTAAATTGTTAAATGTGTTTTTACCATATTTACCACCATAATCTTTTTCAATTATTGTTTTAGTTAAATTGGTGTCTTCTATAATTTTTTGTGTTTGTGCTTTAACTTGTTCTTTTTGTTCTGTATTTAATTGTATTTGTGTTTGTTTTAATGTACTATCTACTGCGATATTTGTTGCTTCTACACCTTTTTTTAATGTATCTGCCGTTAAATTATCCATAGTATATTGTGCTAATTCTTTTGCTATTCCGAATTCTCCTGCTTTTACTGAACCTGCTATACCTTGATATGCTGCATTTGCATTGTTTAACTTTTCTTGTGATTTAGCTAATGATGCTTGAGCTCCTGCTGCTGCTGATTGTGCGAAATTTGCTCCTACACTTTCTAATTGTGCTTGTTGATAGGGTAGTGCTTTTTCTGCATTTCCCATTGTACCTTGTCCGTACATAAGTGCAGGATTTAATCCTGCATCTCTTAATCTTTGCATTTGATTTGCAGGTGTATTGTATGCGTTTTGTCTTTTCCACATACTTTCTGACCACTCTCGTTGTTTTTGTGATTCTTTTTTTCTTGCTTTATTTCCGAATAAACCTCCTACGAAATTTATTGCTCCGCCTGCTAAAGCGGCTCCTACTTGTGGTGCTATTGGCATATTAATTTCCTATTTTATTATCGTTATTTAAGTCTACTTTAATTAATTCTTCTATTAATTTGATTGATACTTCAAGCAACTTTGGTAAGATGCTCTCTGCTATTTTTAATAGTATTTTTTTTCCCATTGTTTATGTCTTTTATTGTTATTTTATGTTCTTTGTGGCATAGTATTGATTCTAACATTACTACTGCGTGTCTACTAAAGAATACTTGTTGTGGAATTTCTTCTTGATGATTTACTAATCCAACCGCGATACAACCTTCCAACTCAATACCGCGATTAGCACTATGAATCCTGATTCCGTATCTGTTAGGGACTCTAAGTATTTGAAGTGTCTCTCTGCCAAACTTATTGCTAGGAGTATAACCAATAGTATAAGTTCCTTCTTGTATTTTTTTATCATTGTTTTCTACTGTGCTGAAATAGAATATCCCGTTATTTTTTGAATGTATTTCTAGTATTCCGAATAAACTTCTTTGATTTCCTATTACTTTTCTTTTTAATATTATATCTTTAACGATCATTTTGCGAATTTGATAATTAGTATTTTTTATGTTTTTGACCGTTACCTCTGATTTGAACTATAATTTATAGTATGTTAATTGCTAAAAGTGTAACGATATATCGAATATAATGATTTTTTTTTAATAAAAAAACTTCTACCCTACTCTATTGATATTTTTTCCTCTTTTTTTTTGTCTTATTAATGACTTTGTAGTCATTAGGCCATATATTATCAAGTCGTATATATGGCCTTATTATAAGTACATAAAAAAAGCGGGTTTTTACACCCGCTTAAAACAAAACTAACTACCCAAATTATTCTGATTTGGTCTCTTTATTTGTTTGTGTATCTACTACTGCTTCTTGTGATGCTTGTATTAGTGCTTCTTGTTTAGCTTTTTCGTGTTCTTGTATTTGTTTTTCTAAACTTTTCACTTGACTACTTACATTCTTTAAATATTGCAGTTTTTCAACTGGCTCCATTTCTTGAATTTTGTTCAATGAT